AAAAAACCCACAGATTGTGTAGAGGTTGACTTTCTACAACAAAAATGTTACAGTACACACATACTGTAATTCTGCAGTATTTTTTAATCAATCCCGCATTGTGACGGGTAAAGAAGGAAAAAAATACCATGGCCGCAAAACGCCTTACACGTAAACTGACTGATGTTATTGCCGAAGTCGAACTTCAACTGCGAGCACACTACGGTGTAACTGACCGAGATCTTGCTGCCTGGCGTGCCCGCGCCCAGGCACTGAATTACAAATTTCCTGCCAGCATGATGGTTGCCATTGAGCAACTCTGGATCGATTACGAAGTGCAACGTGATGTGTTGCACAAGCACATCATCAATATTGTGAAAAAGTGGGATCCGAGGATTTGCAGTCCTGGTTCTGCTTGCCGTGTTGGTACCAACCCGAACATTTATTTGTATGACGCTCAGCATAGAACCATTGCGGCAGGCCTGTTGGGCTATGCAGAAATACCCTGTGCTGTGGTTGAAACAGATGATCCCAACTTTGCCAGCTATGCATTTGAAATGCTCAACGACACTGGAGTCAAACGACTCACTCCTGGGGACCTGCATCGCAATGCCCTGGTACGTTACAAAAATGGCAGCAGAGACAAAAAGGTTGTGGATGCTCGTACCATGCAAGATCAGTTTGACACAGCCGGCATTGATCTTCAAGACAAAGGGTCACGTGCATCAGATAACTTGCGTGGCGACAACGACTATTTTATGAGTCACTTTAAGTATGCTCAAAAGGGCATTGAAATAGATGACTCGGGTAAAATCTTGCTGAACATACTGTTGGCAATCAAAGACACATTTCCTTTGCAGGAAGAAATTGATCAAGGTGTGTACATTGGTTTGTATGAATTGCATCGTATCTCAAGCACCAGTGCCAATATCAAACTTCGAGCCGGTTGGATGAAAGATGTACTTGAAAAAATCAAACCCACATTCAAGAGTTCAGCATTGATACACGCCAAGGCCAAGGTGCAATGGGAACATGTGAATCCAGGTGCAACATGGTCAGCCCCCAGTGCTATGGCTAACTTTTTACGTGAATTATACATTCGTGGCGGCGGCATGCTTAACTTGCCGTACCACGGTGAGGGTGCCAAAATGGGTGTAGAAGCTGGCAATGTTGCTCCTGGTCTTTTTCCTGAGGAGAAATAATATGTCGTTGCATGAAAAATGTATATTTCTTGAACAAAACTTAACTCGCGCTCGATATCGAGAAAATGCACAGATCATCACAATTGATTTAGACTATCTTGTGACACTGGGACAAATGCAAAATTGGAAATGTGCATTGACCGGGTGGAACCTTGAGTTTGAACGCGGCGGAACCTATTGGGGCGGAAAATGGTGCAATCCGATGAGTTGTACTATAGACCGAATCAACAACGAAAAAGGCTATGTTGTTGGCAATGTGCAATTGGTAACTTGGTTTGCCAACAAAACAAAAGGTCATTTGAATGATCGAGAGTTTGTGAAAATGTGTAAATCGGTGGCAAAACATCATGCTTAAAGAAAGTCTTGACCAATTCACAGCGCCGGTATATGGCAAGACCCGACGCACTGCCGAAACGTATCAAACTGTGGCTACCTATTGTCGGCGCAATTTGGTTCGCTTGATTGCAGAATATCATGCTGTGCAAAACGACCAACAACTGTTGAGAGAGATTCGCAACGACATCGACATGTACCTGCGTCGATATCACGAATACTGTATCCAACAGCGTGACGGTATGAAAGCACACTATCACGAAGTTGGTGCAGACGAGGACTGTGACTTTGAACATTTGATTCCTGCGGCTCGTGTTCGTGATTTGCTATTGGCCAATGCTATTTCCATACAGCAGGCGCTCAATGCACCCACAGTGCGACTGAGTCGAGCAAAACATGCAGCTCTCAAAGATGCCGGCTGGTCTAGCAAAACACCCAACATGTGGCTACCATTCAAACGCTATACCGAAGTGTTTGATGCTGCTTATCAAACACATGACGGAACAGTAGTTGATCCCGGAACCTGGACCTTGGAAAAACATTATAATTATTTTGAACATTTGGTACTATGATAGAAAAACACTATCAATTGGAAGAGATTTTTATCTTTAAAAAAATGTAGCGTGTAGCATATCAAGTTTATAGTTTAGAAAGAAACAAATCAGCTAGGCGTTGATGAGTTGTTTCACCAAAATGCATCAGGTCTCGGGCATGATCGCCCGCAAAGATTTTTTGTTCGTAAATATTTGCAACTTCGTGGTGTAAAAATTTAATGTTACGTTCATGGCATATTTGTTTTATAGCCAACATATTTTTTAAATAATTCATGTTGCTATTAGTTTCATCGCTATACCAATGTTTCATAAAAACTTTGGTATGATCATACCATTCATACTCTCCGACATTGATATGATGAGCCTCATTGTTAAAAGGAGAGGCATTTGTATTCAACTCAAACCTAGATCGATCAGGAGATAAAAAAATTACAATGTTCGGTTTTAAATTGTCAATCCAGTCATGGGCCAATCGAAAAGCAGTGTCACTGGAGGAGCCGCCGATTCCAAGATTAAAATTTTTAAGTTTTAATGCTGTGCTTGTTTTATATGCCCAAGTCGACTCGTACGGATTACCTATTCCAACAGTATGACTACACCCTAATGACATGACATTTGGTGCACATGGATCGAATTCCTCTGAACGGAATCCGTGACTATTAAATTTATATGTAAAGCGTTTTTCAAATTGATTGTGATGCTTTAAGTGGATAAGACTGGTTTTTGTGTTATTTTGATACATGTCTTCAGAATCAGTTGAAAACCAGTCTAATTCTTGATTGGCATATTGAAGTAAATTTATGTTCATAATGATATTTATTTGTAAATATGGCAGCTAAACTGTTACCGAAAAACAACACCCAAAAACCCTACTTTTAGTAGGGTTTTTTTGGTCAGTGCCCACTAACCTGGTCCGACATTTCGGTTGACCCAAAATAGCCGATCGGCTATAATAATGGTATGGAAGTCAAAAAGCCGTCAAGAAAACGCCGTCAGGACTGTAACCATGCAGTCTACACCATAACCAATCAGGTCACAGGTGACTACTACATTGGTATCACAGTGTGTTCAGGCAGCATAAAACAGGCCCTAAAAGTGCGTTTTCAAAAGCACGTTCGTCGTGCAGTGACCGAAAACAAAGTGTGGGCTTTGTGCCACAGTATTCGTGAATACGGTGCGGACCTGCATGTGGTTGAATTTGTGGAGAAAATTCGTGGTCGCAAGCCGGCACATGCCCGCGAGCGTGAGCTGATCCACGCATATGCACCTGCATTAAACAGTCATTGATTTTGGTTGACCAAAAAACGGCCATTCGGTTATAATACTTGTATAGAAACTAAAAAGGAGTTGAAGATGAGCTATTACATTATCAGTCGTGGCACTGGACTTATTGTTTCAGATGGTCCCAACAAGACTCGTGCATACAAGACCTTGGGTGCTGCTCAGGCCACTCGCACACGACTGTGCCGCAAAGCTGGTTGGGAGTTGAACACCTTGGACATTGTAAACACCCAGGTGTATCAGCCACGCATGGTGGAACGTGTCAACATCATGACTGGACAAAAGTTCATGGAAGATGTCAACACACCTTACTATTGTTCACCCTCGTCAGAAACATTTTGGAGCACCTGATATGAAAACAGATTGGACCCTGTACATTTACCGTCGAGACCGTCGATGCAAAACCGGTGAGCGATTGTTTTCCATCACGGTTTGGCCTGGCCTGGATCGTGATGGTATCAATCGCACTGTGAATGAACTGTATCCACTGTACCGGGCCACACAGGGCTGGCGCATGGAAGCCCATCCCAGACTTGAACAAGGAGTACCAGCATGAACCAACGAATTCGACAACTTGCTGAACAGGTTGGAACCACAACTAACCCAGACACTGATTTCTATGAACGAGATATGAACAAATGGGTTGATTACTTTTCAGAAAAGTTCGCCCAGTTGATTGTGCAGGAATGTATGAAAGTCAGCAATCAGTCGTTGTCAAAATACGAATTACCAAGCGACAAAATCGCAGAACATTTCGGAGTTGAAGAGCATGAAAACCACTAGAATCGACGGCGGCCGTTGGTCATTCGACAACACAGATGTCGAGCTGGCCACTGAACTGTTTGGTGCTGGCGGCACCCAAGCAGACCGGCGTTGGTTTTATCGTCTGCTGGACGGCCCAGAATGGCGCAGAAAAGGACGAAATACCGACATGAGGGTAATGTTGTATTTTCGCAACAGTGCAGATGCTACCTTTTTTGCCCTAAAAAAGAGCGGTTGACCCAAAACGTCCGTTTCTGTTATAATATGGGTATTGTAACGCAAAAGGACACGCATGAAATACACCTTGATCACCTCAACGGGTCGTGTCTTTACATTTTTCCTGCGCAGCACTGCCGACATCTATCAGTCTGCGTATGGCGGTGTTGTTTTTTCGCAACAAATTGTTAACAGCGAACTGGTCACAGCCGGTTGACCAAAAACGCCCGTTTCGGTTATAATACTAGCAATGCAAACAAAAAGGGGTTTTTGAAATGGCATTCAATTATCAAAAATACTACGACAACCTGTTCCGTCGTCGTGGCTACCACAAAATTGACGGTGTGTGGTACCACGATGCTGCGGGCAAATTCCGTGTTTACAACACCGCATCTTGACAACAAAACGGTTGACCCAAAACGCCCGTTTCGTTTATAGTACTAGTATCGCGAACAAAAAGGAGTAGGAAATGAGTTTTGAACCTGTTGTGTTGGAAAAGGTCACCAAGATTGTCAAGTCAGATTCTGGTGCTAGTTTTTTCTGCGGCTCGTTGTCTGTAGTTTGCACCGAAAAAGAAGCCCGACAGATATTCCACAAACTTTCAGATGATTACGGGTTGGGCAAAGTTCAAGTTAAACCCGACGGTTCACATGGTTATCTGTTTGATTTTGTAGCATAAAACGGTTGACCAAAAAACACGATTTCGGTTATAATACTAGTATTGCAAACAAAAAGGAGTAAGAAAATGGCAACATACATGGATGCAGTTAACGGCAATCACACCAGCCAGCCCAACTATGACACACGTCATGGTGGCCCTTTTGATCGTGGCTCAGCAGACAGCTGGTACAGTCGTCCTTTCAATCCTCACTACTACAAAGGTGCAACCAAATCCAGTGCCCGGGTTGAAATGAAGCACATGACAGCCGGTGAAATCACAGCTTACGCCGCTGGCTATGAGTACAATGAGAGGTTTGGCGGCAAAAAAGAGTGGGATTAAACGGTTGACTCGAATTGGCCGTTTCGGTTATAATACTAGTATTGTGAACAAAAAGGAGTAGGAAATGGAACAGCTCGGCACTATTCAGCAAATCAATTCTGCCATCATGTTTGGTAATCTGACCAACACTGAATTGTCCAGTATCATTGATGCCGTCAAATTTGCTCGTGCTCAGATTACCAAACGACAGACTCGTAGTCTGCATGTTGGCGACTCTGTCAAGTTTACCAGCAACCGTGACGGTGTTACCTACACTGGTGTCGTGAACAAAGTCAAATTGAAATTTGTCTTGGTTTGCACCAATGCTGGCATGTACAACGTGCCAGCCAACATGTTGGAAGCCGCATAAAACGGTTGACCAAAAAACACGATTTCGGTTATAATACTAGTATTGTAAACAAAAAGGAGTAGGAAATGGCGTACATGAGTCAGGAAAAGAAAGCAAAGATTGCCCCAGTGGTCAAGAGTATTCTGAAAAAATACAACATCAAGGCCACTCTGGCAGTTCGCAATCACATGACCCTGGTGCTGAACATCCGTCAAGGCGAGATTGACTTTGTTGAAAACTTCATCGAAACTGACAGCCGGGTCGCACATGGTCGAAAAATGTCCCAGGACCAAATCGACTACATACGCCGAAATCGTTCAGTGGATGTGAACCCTTACTGGTTTCACGAACACTTTTCGGGTCAAGCCCTGGCGTTTTTGAAAGAAATCTTTGCAGCCATGAATGAGGGCAATCATGATCGTTCAGATGCTCAAACCGATTACTTTGATGTGGGCTGGTATGTGGATGTCAACATTGGTCGTTGGAACCAACCCTACGCTGTGGTCAAATGAGTTTTAGAACTGAGACTAAGGAGGTCTTATGAAACAACTG